GATCCAATCAGCTACTCAGCTACCGTTGGAACATGGGGTAATGCATTGTCTTCTGCAACATCGTTTGCAACAGTCGCAACTCCTCAGACATTCAACCTAGGTGGTGGTGCGGATGACATGCCAAGCATCGGTGCAGTATCGAATAGCTGGGGCTACTTTGCCAATGCCGATGAAGTCGATATTTCATTGGCTATTACTGGTGATGCAAATACCACAATCCAGCAATATGTCATCGACAATATTGCAACAGTCCGCAAGGATTGCGTGGTGTTCGTTTCTCCACCAAGCACCGCTGTTGTCAACCAAGCAGGTAACGAAGTTACCAATATCACCACATGGTACAACACCCTGGCACGTAGTTCATCCTATGCAGTATCGGATTGCGGATGGAAGTACATGTTCGACAAGTACAATAACCTGTACAGGTGGGTTCCATTGAATGGCGACATTGCTGGTCTATGCGTGTATACCGATTCCGTGCGTGATGCATGGTGGTCACCAGCAGGTTACAACCGTGGTAACTTGAAGAACGTTGTGAAACTTGCATGGAATCCAAACAAGACACAGAGGGATTCATTGTATTCCATCGGTATCAACCCTGTCGGAACATTCCCAGGACAAGGTACCGTTCTGTTTGGAGACAAGACACTTCAAAGCCAACCATCAGCCTTCGACAGAATCAACGTTCGCAGGTTGTTCATTGTGCTTGAAAAGGCTATTGCAAGGGCAGCAAAATATGCTCTGTTCGAATTCAACGATGACTTCACCCGCGCACAATTCGTTGCTCTGGTGACTCCATTCTTGAGGGACATCCAAGGACGCCGTGGCATTACTGATTTCCGTGTCGTTTGCGATTCAACAAACAATACACAACAAGTTATTGATTCCAACCAATTTGTTGGTGATATTTACATCAAACCTGCTCGCAGCATCAACTTCATTCAATTGAACTTTGTTGCAGTTCGTACAGGTGTAAGCTTCTCCGAAGTTGTTGGGCAATACTAATAAATAATACAAACGATATAGGAGATTAAAAATGGCATTCAATGTCGCAGAATTTAGGTCGAATATGGCAGGGGACGGTGCCCGTCCCAATCTGTTCTCCGTAACATTGGCATTTCCACCATATGCACTCAATGCATCAGCGGCAGGGTCAAAGACAACTTTCATGGCCAAGGCAACACAATTGCCTGGTTCTTCACTGAACAATGTGCCTCTGTACTACTTCGGCCGTGAACTGAAATTTGCTGGTAATCGCACATTTGCCGACTGGACATTGCAAGTTATCAATGATGAAGACTTCCTGATCAGGAATTCTCTGGAATCATTGATGAATGCCATCAACAGCCATGCAGGAAACATCAGGAACACATCGGCTCTGGCCATGTCTGGTTACAGCGTAGATGCAATTGTTACACAATTCGGAAAGACCGGTAACACCTTGAAGCAATACAAGCTTATCGGACTATGGCCAGTTGATCTGGCTCCTATCGACCTTGACTGGGGTTCAAACGACAATATCGAAGAATATGCAACAACCTTTGCATATCAATGGTGGGAATCGGTTCCTATTACAACTTGAAGTCCTTTTTAAATTGGATATATTATAATGGCAGATAATCCGGCTACACCAGGGAAATTTAGCCTATTCGGCTTCACCATCTCCAAAAACAAGGACGTTGGTGCGGATCAGACCACCCAGCAGTCCTTCACACCACCATCCAACGATGATGGTGCGCTGACCATAACATCCGCTGCGTACTATGGTACGTATGTGGACATGGATGGAACGGCCAAGAACGAAGTAGAGTTGATTTCCCGCTATCGAGAAATGGCCATGCAGCCAGAAATCGAGTCGGCTATCGATGATATCGTCAACGAAGCGATCTGTGAGGACGATGATGGTGTCATTACCAAGATCGTCCTGGACGATGTGGAACAACCAGAGAAGATCAAGAAGGCTATCAAGGAAGAATTCAACAATGTCATGCGCCTTCTGAATTACCAGAACATGGCACAGGACATTTTCCGTCGGTACTATGTTGATGGTAGAATGAACTACCACATCATCATCGACAGGGAAAACCCTACAAGGGGCATCCTGGAACTCAGGTACATCGACCCACGAAAGATTCGGAAGGTCAGGGAAATCAAGAGAAGGAAGGACGAACAGACTGGCGCCGAGGTCATGAGCGTCATCAATGAATACTATATCTTCAACGACAAGATAGTTACTGGTTCTTCATCCAGCTATGGTCCAGTCGGTGTACGTATTGCCAAGGACTCCATTATCTCGGTTGTCTCGGGTCTTATGGATTCAAGGCGTTCGATTGTTCTCTCTTACCTCCACAAGGCCATCAAACCTCTGAACCAGTTGAGGATGATCGAGGACGCGGTGGTTATCTACCGTATCTCCCGCGCTCCTGAACGTAGAATTTTCTATATCGACGTTGGTAACCTGCCTAAACTGAAAGCGGAGCAATACCTCCGTGATATCATGGTCAAGTACAAGAACAAGCTTGTCTATGACGCAAACACCGGTGAAGTCCGCGATGACCGTAAGTTCCTGTCCATGATGGAGGACTTCTGGCTCCCACGTAGGGAAGGCGGTAAGGGTACCGAAATTACAACACTACCAGGTGGTCAGAACCTGGGCGAGTTGGAAGACATAAAGTACTTCGAAAAGAAACTGTACAAGGCTTTATGCGTTCCAGTCTCCAGGTTGGATCCAAACACAACTGGTTTCTCCTTGGGTCGTGTCTCTGAAATCACCAGGGATGAACTGAAATTCACCAAGTTCGTTGGTAGGATGCGTTCCAAGTTCTCGGAACTGTTCGACCAAGCCATGCGTATCCAATGCGTCATGAAAGGTATCTGTACCGACGAAGAATGGAAAGAAATCAAGGAGAATATCTACTACGATTTCATCAAGGACAACAACTTCGCGGAACTGAAGGATGCAGAACTGATGAAGGAAAGACTTTCCCTATTGGAGGCAGTCGATCCATATACAGGTAGGTACTACTCACAGGCATGGATCCAGCGTAACGTACTCCGTCTGAATGACGATGAAATCAAGCAGATGCAGGAAGAAATCGATGAGGAGAAGGCGGAAGGACTTGGTCTACCAGTCTCCGTCACAAATGACGTAGCCTCACAGCAAATGATATCGAATATTGATACGGAACAACAGATGAAACTGGATAAAATGCCAGACAAGAAGAAGGATACCCAGGCGGAATCCACATTATTCAAATTGAAGAAGATATTGTAATAAATACATTAATAGGAGTAAACATGACAGATTCCACCAGAACAATCATCGATTATGCAGCGGCAGACAACGGCGTAGGAATGCGTGATGCATTGTATGCGGCTATCCATGATCGTGTTACGGCTCACATCGAGAACAAGAAGCAGGAAATGGCACGCAGTCTGATTTCCAATGAAGAAAATGTGGAAATCGAAGCCATCGATGAACCTGAAGGTGAAGAAGTAGATACCGATGACGAAGAAGAAGTTGGTGAAGAACAATAACCAAGGATAAAAAATGGCAGGACCTGTATACACATATCAAGTATTGAAAGACACGACCGAACGTGTAGTCGTGAAGCTGACTGGTGCCTTTGACGGAACTGGTGGTCAGGAAAGCAACATTGCCCGTATCCCTGCAAACACTTTTGTAGGTGCATTGGCTACCAACGGTTACCTACGTGCAAATGCTCAAGGTGGTGCAGCTAATACAGCACTACCATACTACGACCTGCAAGTTATTCGCCTGACATACAACATCAACTTCGGTTCTACAGGTTACGTTCAAATGTTCTGGACTGGTCAGGGTGGTAGTGCTGCAAACAATGCAACCATCGTCAATATCAGTTATTACGGAGAATACGGAGAAGCACAGGCCCATCCACCGTTCATGAACAATGCGATTGGTCCAAACGGAGACATTGGTGTAGCTACGGTTAATGCTACGGCTAATACGTCCTACACGATTGTCATTGAACTGCGTAAGAACAATGCTCATTACCAACGTGGTCAATTCAGTGATCCTGCTGCGTTCAACGCTCCTCCATATAACCTTAAGCCTTAATCACATGAAGCTAATACGAGAACTAACTGAGGAAGTCGAATACCTGTCGGAAGAAAAGGACGGTAAGAAGACTCTCTATATCGAGGGTCCTTTCCTTGTTTCTGAAAGGAAGAACAAGAACGGTAGGTTGTACGAATTCAACACCATGAGGAAGGAAGTCGACCGTTATACCGAGGAATACATCAACAAGAACCGTGCATTCGGTGAACTTGGACATCCAGATTCACCAACCATCAATCTGGATAGGGTATCCCACATGATTGTTGGTCTGAAGGAAGACGGTCAGCAATGGATCGGTAAGGCAAAGATTCTGGAAACACCAATGGGTAATATAGCACGGAACCTCATCGAGGCTGGTGCTCAACTAGGTGTTTCGTCACGGGGCATGGGTTCTTTGAAAAACGTAAACGGTGTAAACGTGGTTCAATCAGATTTCTACCTAGCCACAGCAGCAGATTTGGTGGCCGATCCATCGGCACCAGGCGCTTTTGTGCAGGGTATCATGGAAAACCGCAATTGGATGCTAGTCGATGGCGTATGGACTGAATATGATCAAGAAGTGGCGGTACGGACAGTAAAACAGGCGAGTTACAAAGATATAGAACGAGTAAGTTTGCGTATTTTTGAAAACTTTATCAAGCGTTTATAACGTGAAAAAAATATAATTATAAATATACAATATAAAACCAAGGGAGATTTTCAAAATGGGAAAATTCAATCTATCGGAAGCCGCTAAAGAAATTCTTGATGCATCAGTTGCTTCTAAGCGCGCCGGTCAAGATAGTCCGAAAAGACTGCCAGCAAGCGTTGCCTATGGCACGCACGAAGCTGGAGTTGTTGGACGTTCGCCAACAAAGAAGGATGACGATCTGCCTGATTACCTAAAGGGTACTCCACAGGCTACTCCTCCTGGTGCGACACCTCCAGTCGGCGCTCAAGGCGACGGTGTTGGTGCAAGTAAACCAAGTGGCCAACCACAGGAAACCATGGGACGGGCCGACCTGATCCAAACACAGCAAGACGATTCTACTTCCTACGAAAATCTCCGTGACCGTAAGAAACACGTTCCTGCTCCACAGACAATGAAGCCAAATCCTGGTGCAACATTGCAAGCTTATGGCGAAGAACTGGACATGTCCGATGACGTTGCTGCTCTCCTAGAAGGTGAAAACCTTTCGGAAGAATTCAAGGTCAAGGCCACCACCATCTTCGAAGCAGCAGTAACTTCAAGGATTGAGGCCATTGCCGAGGAAATCGAACACCAATTGGTTGAACAATTCGATGAAAAGATCGAAGAAATCAAGGAAGACCTAGCATCGAAAGTCGATGACTACCTTAACTACATGGTTGAGGAATGGGTCAAGGAAAATGAACTGGCCATCGAATCTGGACTACGTGCTGAAATCGTTGAAGATTTCATCGGTGGTCTAAGGAACCTGTTTGTTGAACATTACATCGACATTCCTACCGAAAAGGTAGATGTAGTCGAAGAACTGACAAACAAGGTCGAGGAACTGGAAAGTTCGCTAAACGAAGAAATTAATCGGGGCGTTGAACTCAAAAAGCAGTTGAACGAACAGATGAAACTTGAGGCTATCCACGCAGCGTGTGATGGTCTGACGCAGACCCAGGTAGAGAAATTGAAATCACTTGCAGAAGGTGTTGAATTTACTACTGAGGACGAATTCGCAGAAAAGCTGGAAACTCTGAAGGCATCGTACTTCAAGAGCGATGTAAAGCAAGCGGATAGTTCTGCTCTGGATGATGAAGTTCTAATTGAAGACGATAAGAAGAAACCAGTTTCTTCCGATCCTCTGATGGAACAATATGCTAGAACTATTTCACAGACATTGACAAAATAAAATCAACAACATAGGAGATTTAAATGTATCTTACCGAAGAACTACAAAAGAAATGGGCTCCGGTTCTGGAACATCCAGACCTGACTGCCATTAAGGATCCATATAGGAAGGCTGTTACAGCCCTTATTTTGGAAAATCAACAACAAGCGATGAACCAAGATCGCCGTCAAATGCAAGCGTTGAACGAAACCACAGATAACGGTCCTACGAACGTTGCTGGTGGTGTTTCGAACTTCGACCCAATCTTGATTTCGTTGGTTCGCCGTTCGCTACCTAACCTGATTGCTTACGATATCGCTGGTGTGCAACCTATGACTGGACCTACTGGTCTGATCTTTGCAATGCGCGCTCGCTACACCGGTCAAGCAAACACAAACCCAGAAGCATTCTTCAACGAAGCTAACACAATCTTCTCTGGTAACACATCCGCTGCGAACCCATACGGTTTCCAAGGTACTGCTGCTAGTGATACTGCGAACAACTTCCAGAACGTTACTTCTCTTGTTACTACATCTGGTATTGCTATGCCTACCAGCCAGGCTGAATTGCTTGGTTCGGATGTCGGTTCCGTGTTCCAACAAATGGCCTTCTCTATCGAAAAGGTTACTGTTACTGCACAAAGCCGTGCGTTGAAGGCTGAATACTCGCTAGAACTTGCACAAGACTTGAAGGCAATCCATGGACTGGATGCTGAAACAGAATTGAGCAACATTCTTTCGACAGAAATTCTTGCTGAAATCAACCGTGAAGTTATCCGTACCGTGTACACCGTGGCTGTTGCTGGTGCTCAATATGGTACCGTTTCTGCTGGTTATTTCGACCTTGACACAGACTCCAACGGTCGTTGGTCGGTTGAACGCTTCAAGGGCTTGATCTTCCAGATCGAACGTGATGCAAACGTCATTGCGAAGCAAACCCGTAGGGGCAAGGGCAACGTGCTGATCGTTTCGTCAGACGTTGCTTCCGCTATGGCCATGGCTGGTGTTCTAAGCTATACACCTGCTCTGCAAAGCGACCTGCAAGTTGATGATACTGGCAATACATTCGCTGGTATGCTTCATGGACGTATCAAGGTCT